GGAACTCTAACATTTACAGGAGAATAAGTTCTTTCTCCTTCTTCTCCTTCATCCCAACGATTTAAAGTTTTATTAAAATTAAAAGGACCTTTAACAATTCCTGTACCGAGTAGAGCAGACTCTAGAAGTGCGTTTCTTATTTCAGATGATCCATTTGATTCTTCAATCTGATCGTGAATTAACTTTTCCATTCGTCTAGCAGATTTTTGAGCAGGTTTAATTTCAATCTGTTCAGGCATTGGACTAGAACCTTCTGATAGAATCTCTGCTGCTTCTTCTTCTATAAACTTACCGTTACTAAAAGTAGCTCCGGGTTTTAAAACTTTACCATCTCCTTCAAAACCTACATCAAAAAGATTATCAATAACTTCTTCTTGTACTTCTGGGATGCTTGTTTCAATTCCGGGAGATGGGTTTTGTGTGTCTAAATGCACATATTCAGATATACCTTCAGGTATTTTGGTTTCTCGAACACCTATTGGAAATTTACCTGTTCCAAAAACAACATCTACTAATTGACCAAAGGCTGCTAAAACTTTAGTTTTTGTAATCTTTACAAAGACTTTAGACTTTTCAGACTCTCTAAATTTTACTCGTTTATCGTAAAGACCTCTGTAATTACGATAAGCTTTTAACCATCTATGTTCATGTGATATTCTTGCAGTTTCTGAATCTGAAAAACGATTTTGAATAATTCCAACTAAGTTTAGTTTTTGATCTTCTTCTAGGACAAGCGCTTTACCTTGCTCGCCTTCAATATCTTCAAAGAAAAGATTATCTGCGTTGTCTATAAATGTATTGTCGTTTTCTGCCATATTTTAATATCCGAAATCTGGATCTACAGGTTTGTAGATAGATTCTTTTTTTAATTCTCTTATGCGCTGTAAAGGATCATTAATTCTTGGTCTGCTCATAATTAAATAACGTAGCGCATCGTATGCATGATCAGATGCATTTGTGTCTACGTCTTCAGGTTTAGTCTTACTCAAAGGAATGCTTTGTAGTTCTCGAATCAAGTTAGGACAAGTGTTAAAAATTTGTAATTTAGGTCGGCTCCCACTATTCTGAACTTTCAAATATTCGTGAATTTGAATTTTACCTTGTATTCTATTTTTATCTGCTCTTCTGAGCTTGTGTCCTAGTTGCTGTAAAGTTTCACCAACCGTAGGACCAGTCGTTCCTGTTCTTGCCCAAGCTGCCGTATCTAAGACTCCTTGAACTGAAAACGGATCTTCTACTTCCATTTCCGTTATTATACGACCTAAATCGAGTCCTGTCAAGTTTTTTTTGTATAATTCTCTGTAAATTATTAAAGTTCCATCACTTCTATCTATTGCTCCCCATAGACAACAGCTTTCTGAAGAGTACCCATAGTCAATACCTTTTACCCTTTCCCAAGTAACAGGAAGGAAAAAAGGCTCGATAACATGAACTGTAGGATCAAACTCAACAAAGGCAGCGCCTTCAGCAACATCCCAATTACCTTCTAAGAGTTGTCTACGTTGTATTGGAGGCAATGCTTTAAGCATTTGTTCGTATCTTCCATCTTGTGCAAGATATGGATTATCATCTAATTTAGCAGGAATAAATTTTCTTGTAAGTCCATCAGCACCAGTAAAAGATTTATTGTGTTCAGCAGGTTCAATATATCTTTTTTTAACCCAATGTGCGCCAACACCTCCGGGGTTAGCTGTACATCTTAAGTAAGGCTCTATTTCAGAATCTGTTGTTCGTAGTCTTGAAGCAAGATAGTTCCAACCAAACTCAGTTGGAAGGTGAGTAATTTCATCAAAACCTATCCAACTATATGCTTGGCCTTGATAACGATAAACATCTGCATCTCTTTCTAAGAAACCAAACTCTATCTTTGCACCGCTTGGAAAGTTCCACAACTTTTCTACTTCCCGAAATTTACATCCGGGAAATGCTTTAGGATAAAGCTCACGAGATTTGTCTATTAGTTCACGTAACTCAGGCATAGACCTTCTAAGTATTAAAGCACGATGAGCAGACTTGTGTGCATAGCGAAGAGGATCAACCAACATTGCGTATGATTTACCGCCTCCTGCTGCTCCACCATATAATACATCTTTTTCGCCTGCTGCAAGAAACTCTGTTTGTGGTCCTTCATTAGGATAAAAAACTACATTTTCTTCAGGCTTGTCTTGTATTTCTTTTTGAACACTCGGAATGAGTTCTTCGATTTCTGTATCTAATATAACTTGATTATCTGAATTGTTATCAAGTTTTTTATAGACTTCTTTTTGTTTTTTTAAGTTAGACTTATAAGAATTAATTTGACCTTGAAGTTGTTTAATTCTTTTTTTCTTTTTACTCATAGACTTTCTAGCATTCATCTTTGCTTTAGTCTTAGAGTGATAATTGTAATTACTTTTCGATCCTTTTGGTCTACCTTTCTTTTTACGAGGTGTTCCGTCTTTTTTTAACTTAAACGTAACTCCATCTTCTTCGGTTTCGTATCTTTCAGGATACAGTTCCCAATCTTTCTTGTCTTGTTCCATACTTTTTATCTATGATTTTTTTTAAACCAACATGGCTTATGCTACGGCCTGTGTGGTTTTGTAACCAATAACAAGCATCACGAAGAGATATTTGCTCTTTAACAATCATTTCTTCAACAGCTTCTAGTGCTTCTAATTGTTCAGGAATAGGCTCTAAATATTGTGAATCTTCTTTGGATAACTCATAACCAAAAGGAACAGTCGAACTTTTTCTACGTTTTAAATTAGAAATTGTTTTATTTAAAAGACTGTGACCTGACTCTTCCCATTCTTTTTTGCGCCAGATCTTTGTCATTTTTTCTTTTTTCTTATAGCTGTTTTGTACGCTTCGTTCTTTTTTGTTTTAGGATCATCTTTAACGAAATGTCCTTTTTTATTTCTAGCACGTACTTTAACTTCTTCGTAACCAAGAAACTTAGTCTTAAACCAATCGGTTAATCCTATATTCCAAAAGTTCATTGTTCTATCAAAATTATCTTTCATTTTTATTTACCTTTTTTAGTTTTCTTTTTTTTAGTTGTTTTTTTCTTTTTACTATGAAGTCCATGTTTAGCGTGCTGCTTGCCTGCTTTAGTTGCTGCTCTTTTCTTTTTATTAGCTGCTGCTAGTTTCTTACGACCTGCTGCTGTTGACTTAAGCTTTTTAATTTTTGCTGAAGGTGCATAGACCTCACCAGTCTCAGAAGATTTTTTACCACTAGGAGTTCTCCATTTTTGTTTTGTCCATTTTTTTAAAGACTTTTGAGATGCTTTCAATGCCATTACTTATATCCTCCACCTTTAGCTTTGTATTGTTTAGCAAGCATCTGTGCTTTTCTTGCAGACCATTGACCTGCTTTACCGCCTTTTGATCCTGCTTTGATTTGTTTGAACAAAGCTTTACGCATAGTAGGCTTAGTGTAGTTGCCTGCTTTATTGACTGTTGATTTTTTCTTTTTAGTTGTTGTTTTCTTTTTAGGCATATATCACCACTTTACTTTATCTGCCCAATACGCTGCCGACATTTTTCCTCTTTTAATGTTTTTAGCGTGTCGAGCTTTAAACGACTTCCGTTTCTTTTTCATTTTATCTGATTCGCCTTTCTTTGGTTTACCAGCAGTCTTTGCTCCTTTTTGTCCAAAGCGAATTGTTTTTATTTTATCACCTTCTTTAGCTACAACAATATGTGACTTTTTAGGATGATTAGGAGTACGTTTTGGTTTATTGTAACCGCTTACTCCTGCTCTTGCGAGTCTTGGATCTTTTTTACTTTTTCTTTTTTCTGCCATGTTTCCTCTTTTGTTTTTTAAATGTTACTCGTACAACTTTTTGAAACCTTCCAGACTTCATTAATTTGTGTATGTTTTTAAAAGTTTTAAGCATTTTCTTCTTTGGTTTTCCAAACGAGATTTATTCCTCTGCGTTCCAGTTCTTTAATTACTTTATGTTTCTTTTTTTTCGGTGAAGACTCTTTATTTAAGTAGTCTATTAATTCTTGTTTCGGTACTGCCTTCATATAGTGACGTATTGTAGCAGTCTTGCCTGTACGTCTGTCGTAACTCTTTTCTGTGGGTCTGAACTTGGTAGGCATCTTAATTTAAGTATCTGCTTTTAAGACAAGCTCTGTCGTGTCTGTCTTGATTAAATCTTCTAAGTGTAGGATCAACTTCATTGTACCATATAAAAGGAAACAAAGCATGTACAGCTACACGTAGAGCCAAACAACCTAAACGAATAGCATACCATATAGCTACTCCCATATGCTCAAGATATTTTTCGTTGGCTTCTTTTAAGTGTTTAAAATTGATGTCTGGTTTCTTCATTGTTGTATTTGTTTTTTAACCACTCTAGGTGTAAATGATAATAATCTTCAAAGTCTTCGTAAGGTGGTAAGCCACTTCGGTGTCGTTCTAAACAATTCTCATCGTATAGGTTTCTACACCATCTTCTAAACATTTCATAATCATCACTCTTCATCTTGTTCTGTGTATTCTCCTTCAATTACGGTTACTACTTCTTTCTTTGCTGGTAGTATAAATACACCACCATTTGTTTTATGATCTACTTCTACTCGTTCTTTTTTAACAACACCTACTCTATCTAGTATTGTTTGAGCTGCTTGTAACTTGTTTGCTATTTGTGGTATCGGCATATCAGTATTCATTATATCTACCATCTTGAGAGCTGCTTGTGGTGCGCTGTTGGCCAAGATGTCCGTTGCGAGATCTATGATCTCATTCTTTAAAGACTTTACAACTTGATAGTGATTGCCACTGTATCCTGCTTCTTGGGCTGCTAGTTTTGCATTACCATTATTCTCTATCAAACAATCTAAGAACTTTTGTTGTTTGTCTGTTAAAGTCTTTGTTGTTTTGTTTGTTTCTTGTAAGTATGTGTTAGCCATAGTTTGTATTATAGGTCTAGTTAACGAACTTGTCAAGTCTTTTT